CTCACCCCAGACGAGTGCAAATTATCCCGTCGCATCTTATGCGAGTCGATAGAAGAAGGCCTAAAAGGAGTCATAACCTATGATGACCAGATCTACCTCCCCGTGGTTTTCACAGGCGACTTTCCTCGCTTCAACACAGTCCTTGTCGATGAAGCCCAAGACCTTTCCCCACTCAACCACCAGATGCTTCGTAAATGCGCCGCTGGCCGCCTCATCGTCGTTGGCGATCCGCGACAAGCGATCTACGCTTTCCGAGGCGCAGACAGTTCGAGCATGGACACCATCAAAGCCCTGCGATCCGAGTGGATTGAACTCCCCCTCAACACCACATTCCGATGTCCGTTAAGCGTCGTCGAACGCCAGCACAACCACGCCCCGCAATATCGCGCCGCACCTTCCAACCCGCAAGGCGCGATCTACGATCTGTCTGGTGAAAAGTGGACGTGGGAAGCCATACCCGCAGGCGACACCGCAGTGCTTTGCCGCAACAACGCCCCGCTCATTTCTATGGCCTTCAAGCTGATCCGTCAGGGTATTGGCGTGAATATGTTAGGACGCGAGATCGGACGTGGCCTTTCAACAATCGTCAAAAAGCTCTGCCCTGACTTAACAACCAAGGTCGATCAGTTCTTGCCGCTTCTCACAAACTGGCATGAAACCGAAAAGTCCAAGGCTGAAGCAAACGGCGATAGCACCAAAGCTGCCAATACGACTGACAAATATGAAAGCATCATCGCAGTCATCTCCGCGAAAAAGCCCCGCACTGTCGCAGAGCTTATTGAGGAGCTTACCTTCTTATTCGCAAAAAACAATGGGCAGGTCATTTTAGCAACTGGACACAAAGCAAAGGGGCTCGAATGGGACAACGTAGTTCACCTCGATCCTTGGCGCATTCCATCCAAATACGCAAAGACCGAAAGTGAGCAACGCCAAGAAGCAAACCTACGTTACGTCCTCGAGACTCGCACAAAACACACCCTCATCCTTGCAAACCTTTCAGACTTTGAACAATAGGAGCCTTGCGTCATGGACTTCTTCGACCCTTCACGCCCGCGCATATCGGGCTTACCAGCATTCGCACCGGGACAGGGTGTGGGGATCTCAGTGATCCCCGCGCTTTACTTCGCCCCTCGTTCTGGAGGTGATACCATCGAGATCTCAGGTTTCTTTTCGGTCGGCGCAAATCGTTCTTCACGCTTTGTAACCGAGATCCCTGTAGGCGACTTTCCAGAATTCTGGCAACACTGGCTTTCTGATCCAGAGGATTGCGCCCGCAAAGCCTTTCAATGGAAACCCGCAGACGCACCAATGCAAAGCGCACCTGTGCGCACCCTTGCGCCACCACCTACACCGCTCAGCCCGTTAGACTTCGACGAACTTTTAGAGGGATTAGAATGAAAACTCTTTACACAATCGCAGCACTCTTGCTATCCAATTCCGCATTCGCGCAATCCACATCCTTCTACTCTCCATCTGGCGCTTACGAAGGCAGTGCTTACACGAACAGCGGATCGACAAGTTACTACGGACCATCGGGGGCATACCTTGGGAACTCCTACAGCAATTACGGCGCAACAAGTTATTATGGCTCCTCTGGAGCTTATGAAGGATCATCCTATGGCCCCGCAATCGCAGCCCCTTACGGGGAATGAGATCCCCTTCGCCATCCTGACATTCCTCTGGGGCTTGTTCATGTTCCGAGCCCTTTGGAAGATGACAATCGGGAGATTGAAATGATCAACGACGCAATCTTAAACGAGATCGCTATCTACGCCGCGATTGTGTTCTTTGCTGGGGGTGTGGCCTACATTGCGCACCTGCTTATAAGCGGAGATTATTGATGTCAAACTCCGCATCGACGAAAGGCGCACTTCTCAAAATATTCTACGAGGCAGGTTACAACGATGCTCTCCACGCAGTTGCCAAGGTCATCGCAAACTTTGCTCCCTACGATCCATACATTGTGGGCAAGATGAAGATCGAAGAACGCAAAGCAGAACTCATCGCCGCCATCAAGGAGCTTCACAAATGAACAACGTCAGGACTGACACGCAGTCGCGGCTATACAAAGACCCTGCGGAACTTACCAAATACGAGCAAGCCCTTCTTGATCTAAAGCGCGACGGCCTAACACACAAACAAATCGCCGCGCAATACAAGGCCAGCGAAAACACAATCTCAAACAAATTCACCATCATAAACCACAAACTTAGACTTGCGGCATGGAGCAGGTGCAATGACTGAGGGCGACATCGAGCGGCTTTTAATGATGATGGATGACAAAGAACTTCAGTTAGAAGTTATGCGAGCATCGTGTGACCGATACGCCAAAGAGCGGTCTGATCTGATTGAATGCCTACACTATTTTGTGTCTGACAAATATAAGATGCCGTTAGAGAGAGCGATCCGACGTGCCAAGGGAGTCCTAGAAGGAAAGAGCCTATGGGACATACACATGGGAGAGAAGCAATGACCAAAAGTGAAAAGGAAGCGCTCATTCTGCGTCTCGCTACTTTCTTCGACGATGCGCCAACGTATTTCACAATGAAAGACCTTGCGGAGATCGCCTTCGATTACATCGAGCCGCAGATCCGTGAGGAATGTGCGCGACACGCAGAGGCCCTCGATCCCACCCACAACATCGCGTCTGCAATCCGTCGAGCCCACCCATGACCCCAGAAGACATTGAGCGCGTTCCTGTCAACATCAAATGGACCCCCGAACTCGACGAAGAGCTTGAGCGGAGCATACACAATGGACTCTCTTACACCCAAATCGCCATCAAATTCCACATCTCCAGATGTGCCGTCGCAGGACGCATCCACCGACTCCGAAAAGCAGAAAGAAAAAGAGCGGAAGTTGGCGCTATTGGAAGGCCGAAGGCTGCGCAGAAACGCCTCACATCGAGAGAGAATGGCGAATGACCCAGAATACCGAGAGGCCCAACGCATCCGACGCGCTGCGTATCGACGTAAGAAGAAAGACGAAAAGGCAGAAACCCGGAAAGCCGAAGCACAAATCCAAAGGGAAATTCCCCAAGGTGACAAAAAGCTCCCTCAAGACCATTCGCCGCTTGAGCGCCGTGTCGAGAAGAAAAAGCCGGGGAGAGTTTACATGATGTGCAAGTGGTATGGGCTTTAGGCCCACCCTAGACTCAGTATAAGATGGGTTTAACTTTTTACCCCAGCGCGCGATTATTTTCTTGCAATGGGTTTAACTTTATGGCACTATATACAACGCACAAACAAAGGAGCCTTTTTGATGCGCACACTTAATCTCCCCCATGAAATCTCAGTCACAGTCGCCCAGCCTTACGAAGAAGGCTACGTTCTAACCGCAGCCGAAGCTGAAAAGCTCAACCAAGTCTTTGCCGATAGCATCCGCACATCTTTAATGTCTAAGCTCAAAAAGCTCGACAACGATAGCGTGGACCATGCAGAGGTCGAAGCGCAGTTCCAGCAGTTCGCTAACAACTACGCCTTTTCAATCCGCACACCGAAGAACGCTGCTGATCCCGTGGCGAAAGAGGCGAACAAAATCGCAAAGGAACAAGTGTTCGCAGCAATCCGCAAGAAGGGCGGCAATCCCGCAGACTATTCTGCAGAGCAAATCGCAGAATACGTCACGAAAGTTTTGCAGCATAAACCAGAAATCATGGAAGAAGCTGCAAGACGTATTGACTCAAGCCGTAAAATCGCCGGGGATCTTTTGGACGATCTTCTTGACGAGGCGGCATAGGTTCAAGGTTCGACTCCTTGAAAACAGGGGCATATACCTCCCGCCCCTGCACTTGGGGGAGCAAGGCACTTCAATGTTCGACTTGCTCCCTCCTTTTAGAAAACAGAGTGCCCTTAAATGCGTGAAGCTGAACTCCTCTACGAAGCCTATCACTCCGACTTTGGAATAGAAGTCGAGCTTCTCGGCAATTACCAAGTATCACTGCAAAAACTATACGCAGCAAAACGTAAAGATCCTGACCTCGAAATCATCCAAATCTTCAAATCTCCCTCATCCCACAATCATATCTGGATAGTTAAAAACGACACTTTGCGCCATCCGAACGCGCCACAGGCGCAGACCATTAAACAAAACCCCCAAGGCGACGGACCGCTTTACTCCCTAGCCGACCTTCTCGGAGATGACTAACATGGGCGCGAGGCTCGAAGACGAAACGACTAAAATTCACTTCCATATTTTCTCAAAGGATCTTGAACGTATCGACGCGCTCTTTTGCCGACAGGGGCACCGCACGGTCGGGCGCTCGAAAGCCCTTCGCCTCATAATCCATTCTTACCTTTCGCATCTGGAGAAGAAGTCAAATGCCAAACCAGTCAAATTCGACCCCTCAATCGGCGAACTCATCACCTAACATCGACCCGCTTGAGGAGGCTTCGCCATCCGCTCTCGAAGAACTTATGAACCGCGCCCCGCAAATTTCCGACCTCGAAGCTGATCAGATCATTTCATATCTTCGTGCGCAGAGGGAAAAGTTTGCGCAGCAAGAGGCTACGCCAAAAGTCAAGAAGGAGCGCAAGGCTCCCGCAAAAGGCCCAAAACCAAAACTATCCGTTGATGAATTACTCTCAGGCCTAGATTAAAAATTGCAGGAGCCATGCAATGACAACCGACGAATTAGAAGACCTCGTTATATCTCTGCGTCATCAAGCTGCGACGTGGATGGGGGACGAGGCGTGTGAGCAACTCGAGCGTTTAATTCAATACACGATAAAAGTTCATGAACGCTCGACGATGATCGAAGCAAAGTTAAAGCAAGGCTATCGGTTCGTTCAGACCGGCAGCGGTCAACATTCCACCAACTAAGTCAGGGACGCCCCATGACCACCAACAATTCACTCTCCAAAATCTCCCCCAACTTTCAAATCGCTTGGGACTCGACCTCAATAGGCGCATTTAAGACATGCCCACGCTTGTATCAGCTTTCGATACTTGAAGGGTGGCAACCACGCGAGATCAGTGTTCATCTAACCTTCGGCCTACACTTCCATTCAGCCCTTGAGAAATACGATCATCTGCGTTTTGGCGGCATGGACTACGACCAAGCACTTCGTGAAGTCGTGAAGTATGTGTTGACAATTACATGGGACGAGAAGAAAAATCGTCCGTGGATCTCAGACGATCCAAACAAAAACAGGCTCACGCTGCTCCGCTCGGTCATTTGGTATTTGCTGCAATTCGCAGACGATCCCATCGAAACAGTTCGCCTTGCCAACGGCAAACCAGCGGTCGAACTTTCGTTCCGCTTTGACAGTGGTTACACCACCTCACAAGGCGAGAGCATTTTATTGTGCGGGCATTTAGACAGGTTAGCAATGCTGAATGGTAAAGCCTTCGTGCTTGACCGCAAGACCACAAAATCCACAATAAATTCTTCCTTCTTTGACAAGTTCTCTCCCGATAACCAGATGACCCTTTACGCTATCGCCGGGAAGGTTGTTTACAACATCCAGATCGAAGGGATCATTGTTGACGGCGCGCAGATAGCACAATCATTCACACGCTTTCTACGCGGCACAGTTCCAAGGTCCGAACCAGTCCTAGAAGAATGGTATTATGACCTCGGCCAATACCTTGCGACCGCAGAACTTTATGCCGCCAATGGCTACTGGCCGATGAACGACAAATCTTGTGGGCAGTATGGCGGTTGTCCGTTCCGCAAAATATGCAGCCTTCCACCTTCTGTCCGAAAGGAATGGCTCCAAGCAGACTTCACCCGTCGCGTCTGGGACCCCTTACAGGTGAGAGGTGACATTTGACAGATTTAATCATCGTCCTTGTTGGCACTTTCGTCATCACCATTACTCTCGCAGCTTTATGGAACCAATAACATGCCTCCACTTTCACAACATCATTCATCTACAACCACAAAGCTGCTTTTCGTTGGCGATAGCGGAGCGGGAAAGACCGGCGCATTGGCCAGCCTTGCATCCGCTGGCTTTAAGGTTCGCATTCTTGACCTTGACAACGGAGTGGATGTCCTACGCGACCTCCTGACCAACGGGAAATATTCAAAAGACGCCATTGAGAACGTCGAGTATGTCACCATCACCGAGCCAATGAAGAACCAAGGGGGAAAACTTGTTCCCGCCAAGGCATCTGTCTGGCAGCGTGTCGCCGGGATGCTAGGCGATTGGAAAGATGGCGAACGCAGCCTTGGCTCCATCACCACATGGGACGACAACACAGTCCTTGTCATCGACTCCCTCACCATGCTTTCTGATGCCGCCCTATCCTACATCCTCGCCATGAACGGACGCCTTGGCCAGCACCCACATCAAGCCGATTGGGGCCTTGCGCAAGCACTCGTCGAAAATTTGTTACGAATGCTCTACGATGAGGGAGTCAAGTGCAATGTGATTATAAATTGCCATATCAAACCTATGGGCGACGATAGCGGCCCGGAGCGTTATTACCCCAACACTTTAGGC